GATGGATTTATTAGCTCGTGTTTATTGGTGTTTATTATTGTGAATGCTTTTCATTTGCATATAAATGTTTATGAGTTTATAATTAATCTATTTTAGATATGAAAGCAGAAGAATTAAGAATGTGTAATTTAATATATGAGATTAGCCATGATAATGGAGAGTATGGAGAGCCACGAGTAAAAGAGGTTTCAGCTTCTGATATTGGCAGAATCCATTATGATGGTTCAACTGATAGAGATTGTGTAAATAATCCAATACCACTGACAGAAGAATGGTTGATTAAGTTTGGATTTGAAATTTACAATAGCTGCTATAAAAATATAACTAAGTTTTTGCTAAAGGAAGAATATAGGGATACTAAACATGCCACTATTGGAATAAATCCAGTAACAGAAGATAACATGCTTAAACTAAGTAATGTATTTGGAGTGTGGTTTTTTAATAATGGACATCACGAAATTAAACACGTACACCAATTGCAAAACTTATATTTTGCACTTACAAACGAAGAACTAAAACTAAAATAATGAAAATAAAGTACTATCAAAACATGTCCGAAAAGGATACGATCAAAGAATTATCTTCTACTTGTGATAAGTTAGCGTCTGATGTTGCTAATTTATCAATGGAGATAGTAAGATTAAAGAGAGAAAACGAAGATCTTAAAAAGGCTAATGGAGAACTGTGTGTTGAGAATTATAAACTAAAAGGAAATAAAGAATAAAAGAAAGCCGACCTATTAAAGTCGGCTTTTATTATAGCTTCTTGTTTTTCTTACTGTTCCTTAAAACTAATTTAAGATTCTTTACAAGTAAATTAGCATTCTTACGCCACGATGGTATTAAATAAGGTCTTGGTTTAGTTCCATTCTTTGCAATACTCCTACCAATTAAAAAAGCAGCCGTTTTAATCTTCTTAGGGTCTGTTTCAATACCTTTCTTTTTAATCCAAGTTTCTAAAGGCTTAATTGGTGGGAATCCTCCCGCCTTTCTTCCAAACTCTAAATACCCACCATAAGCAGCGCCCACAATTACAGTGCCTACGTTTGTAAGCTTGTTAAACCTATTTTCAATAGAGTTAATCAATAAGCTAGTAGATATACTTCCGTTATCTTTAACGTTCTGTTTTGCATCTGCTGCGGTGTTTAAAGTAGCTTTGTTTACCTCTCTAGAACATTGCTCTAATGTTTTACCACCCCAAAAACGAATAGAGCGCAATGCCCTATTCATATCCTTGTCTAAAACCTTTAATTCTATTCCACCTTTAGCCATATCACACAGTATAACTTCCTAATATTCTAACTCTACGTTTATAATGATTGTCAGGATCAACAAAAGAAACAATAGTAATCTTTTTGCCATCCCACATCAAATAGGAAGGTAGTGTATCAATCCAGTTCATTTCAATAATTACAGGGTTGTTAATGCCTTGCTCGTTATATTGTAATGCTTTACTTCCGCTTAATATTTCAACACTTGAAAGGCATGTAAAAATAGAGGTGTTTATATCACTAGCACCATCTGTAAAACTTCCTTTGGTTGTCGTAAAAGCTTCTACCTTTTGATCGTAATTACCTATTAGTATCCTTCTATTTGTTACTCCTATCATATCTCTTCTGTTATTGGTGCAATATCTGTCATTAGCTTATAATCTAAGATATCATAACCGTTAAACTCTTCACATTTAAAGATAGGCATTCTATAATTAAATCGTGTTACGGGTTCGTTATCTAACCATAACTTAGCAGAGCCACTTAGCCAATTAAAACACTTAGAATATTTAAATAGCTCTTTCGGCACTTCTTCAAGCCAAAACACACCATCTTTTTTAAGGTCTGGCTGGTCGAATAAGCAATCTTCGCCTAATGTTTCGGATAACAATTGCCACAGATCAGAATTACCCCAATCTGTGACCTCTATTGTAAATGCGTTGTATCTTTTCATTAGCGTAAAGATATTGTAATTGGCAAGCGCTCAAATGTAAACGTTGTATTTTTATCTGCCTTTATTTTCATATGTAATCTATCACCAATATTAAGCGTTTTACTTGACGCTATAAAAGTGAATGAACCAGAATCGCCCGCAGTTTTAAATACCCTCACTCCACCATCACAAGCGCAAGCCACATCATCAATATAAAAGTTTGCTGAAACCTCTGTGTCTGGAGTTGACGCATACCCCGTAACCCTAACATCTATTAATATTTCAATACCATTATAATCTACTGTTGGAATAAAGTCTGTCTCAGTTCCATTTGTGAATCCTGATATGTGAGCCTCTACTAAATCAATAGCTACATCCGTCCATGTATCTGCCGATACTGTAACTTGTCTATCTGCTATTAGTGCCGAAGCGTCAACATAAGCACTTACCCCATATTGATTAACTGATTTTTCTAATACCCAATCAAGTTGGGCTTTGCTATATACTGCCATTATTTTATTTTTAAGGTGTTACTAAATAATCTCCTTCGGTTACTTGATAGTTCCCTTCGGTTACTTCATACGGAATTACAACTGGATCTTTTACATATTTACCCGCTTTTATTGCATCTTCTAATCCTAAAGGCGCATCATACAAGAATATATCCTTAAACCTTTCACTTACAACCCTGCTCCAAAACTGATACTTATAAGCGTCTTGAATATTAGCGTAAAGCTCTGATTGAACCAATTCTGATGGATGCCATAAACCCGTATTGCTAGCATCGTAATAAATACTATTCCTTACATCATCTTTCCAAATTAAAGCATTAGACTTATCAAAGAAAGCGTGTTCGATATCAACTTGTCCCGATTCAAACAATCTAACTAGAAAATCTGAGTCGTTGATGAAACTAGTGCCTCCTATGAATGTATCGCCATCTACAATAGGATAAGCGGCTTGACCTAGTGCGTTGTTTGGGATGATTGAACCATCCGATTTATTAACACGCCCTTTCTCAATCAGCCAATCACTACCATTCTCGTCATAGCCTCCTGATACTCCACCGCTTACGGTTAAGGCTATTGTGTTGTTGTTTGAGTCGAAGCCTGTGGCTAGGTGAGGAAGGGGGATATTTAAGTTTGGAAGTGATAATGCTCCAATATGACCCTTGAAAAAATCACCGCTTCGCTGACCTAACTTACTCATGAATAACGGATCTGGCATTGTTGGGAACTCTGCACTATACGTATCAACTCCATCAACTATTAATTCCCAATTCTGATTATCTATATTTTTTAATTCAATAGAATCGTATGTAATAGAATCATCTAGTGTAAAAGTTGGGAACTGCACTAGATTCCCATTATTTATAATCAATAAAGCTCCAAATGAAGCAACCCTAACACCTTGATTTGTGTTGATAGCGTTACTCATTATGGAAGTAGTTACCCCTAAGTTATTAAAATTAAAGTTTTCAAATAAAATAGAATCACCAATATCAATAAGTGTTTCTGGAAATAATACACTCCCATCAACCCCATCAAACTCACTAACAGAGTTTAATAAAGTAGCGTTATTTTCTGCAATGCTATCTATTAAAGTGTTATCTGTGCGCTTTTGAAAACGCCTTATAATATCTTCTGGATTAGGCGGGTTATTTGCCCGCCTACCTCCACTAAGTCCTAATCCTATACCTATACCTATACCTGCCATTATTCGTAGATTGCTTGAATGTTAGTTGCTGTTGATGTTGAATACACTGTATCTGTAAGCATTTCGATTCTTTCCCCATCTAATGCCTCAATTGTAATCTGTGTATCTGTAATTATATTTCTTAAAACAACATTTCCAGCTCCACCAACCCTAAGAACGAAAGTTTGTCCCGCTTTTTCGCTTGTGTAATTTCCAGTATAATCGACTGTTCGCCAATCGCTTGATATTTGTCTACCATTTACTGCCATAACTTAATATATTTCGTTTTGAATTGTTCTTAAATCGTTTGTTATTCTCTTAATCGCATCCATATCTGTTTGCCCAGAATATAAAACAGTCGCATAGTTAAGTATTGCATCTGTTAAGACTTCGTTATCGACTCTTACGCATGAGTAATTAACTAATAGTTGATAATATATATCTGTATTAATAATACTCTTCTTTGCGTTCGTATCATAGCTTATTTCGTCTCCTGTCTCCAAGTCTTTTACTGTTGCGATAGTAATATTATCATACAATATTTCTTGACTTAAAGTAGCTTTATCTTGCGTTAGTTCAACGTCAAAATTAGCAGCAGGAATGTTTGAGTGTTTAGTTACCCAAATTATAGCCGCGTTTAAGTGTCGTTGAATGACTGCATCTTGTAAGGTGTGATTAATACCACCTAAGAAAGCTTTAAAGTCCGCAAGCGTTACGGGTGCGTTTGTTATGTTGCTAATCCTTGATTTTAACATATCCTTTATCAATTAGTCTTTGTGCTGTTGTTTTGTTGCTTATCTTTTTTTCGTATCCCTCTGGTAAGCATCCGTATTTTCCAGTAGCAACATAAACAACTTCTTTTTTCTTTCTTTTCTTAGGCTTTTTGTCCGCCTTATTTTCTAATTTTCTATTATCCATTTTGAAAGTATTAAAAAAGGGATGAGCAGAAGCCCACCCCTTTAATGATTAAGAATATGTTTTACTATGCTCTATCAGGATCTAAAGCTACTAATGCTGCGTCAATATCTGCAACATAAATATTAGCCGCTTTGTCTGGTGTCTCAACTAACGCTTGACCTCTCCAGAATACTACTGCTGTATATTGGTCTGTTGATAAATCAGAAGCCTCTTGTCCAATTTTGAACTCCATGCCTCGTTTTAACCAAAGTTGTAAAGTTGTATCATCAACTGCTAACATTGCATCGTTTGCCATTGCATAAGATTCAACTACCATCATACCGCCTAGCATCTTCTGTCCGTTCACCTCTCTAATCACATATTGACCAGTTGTATCTTTATGTCTTGAATATTTAGCTACTGTAAGCTTATTCATAATAGCATAAGTAGGAGTATATTCATCAGCCTGTACATTAATAGCTGTTGCAAGATCATCAATATTAGCATCCTTATAAGCGTCTGCTAAATCACCAACCGCAAAGGCAGTAGAGCCTTGAGTAATCAAACCATAAATATGCTTTTTATTTGTAGTATCATCACCATCACCACTAATCAAGTTTGTGTTGATAAACTTCTCAGAGTTAAAAAGTAATTTATTTTGCAATCTAGCCGCAAAAGCTGAACGATCTTCAAACATCTCAGCAGTAAATTTAATCTTAGCCGAAATCTTAGCCACTTCACGAGTCTTTTCTGTCTCTGTTCCTGTGTCATCAGTTCCGATTGCTGCACCTTCGCCAACATAACCAACGTTAGAAGTATATGCACCTTCTACCCATAACATTCTAGATTTATCTTGCTCCATTGGAACAACACTAAATAAAGGTGTTACTGTTAATCTTTGCTCTCTTGGATAATTAGCCCCAACCTTAGCTTGTGTTCTTGTAACGTCTCCAACGAATGCAGTAGTGTCAACTTTCATCTCAAAAGTCTTACCGTTCATTCCTTTCATTTCGCCTTTATCAAAAGCCGCCTTTGTTTCAGGATCTTTAAGAATACGGTCAATTTCTTGAGTAAAAGACTTTGTTTCTTCTTCGCTTTTCTTCATTGCCTTAACTTCTTTGTTTAAATCGTTAATAGCATCATTTAAAGACTTGATTTCCTCAACGTCCTTCATCTCTGGCATCTCATCAAACTTCTTTTTAAGTTCTTCTAAAGTTGTTTCAAAGCCTTTAAAATCTAGATCTTTATTCTTATCCATGAAGCCTTTAACTTCATCAAACTTCTGCTCGATTGCCTGAGCTCTTTTTTCTTCTTCTGTCATTTTGCTGTTATTTATTTTAAAAATGATATCCACGTTTTGCACTCAGGCTCACGGGATTTTAATTCTTTATTTAATTTTACTTGTAATTGTTTAAGTTCT